TTCTTCTTCATCTTCGGAATCAGATACGGCATCAGCCCAGGCTCCAATGTATTGAGGGATTTCTAGTTTAACCATATCCTTAAGCATATCTTCTTTCTTTTCAACTACTACCGGTTTTGCAACAGGTTTTGCAATAGGTTTACTTGAACTTAAGGTTTTTGCCCACGCTCCCTTTAGTTCATTAGTAGTCGTTACTACCTTTGGACCATCGAAATCCCTATCATCTTCTTCTTCCAATGCTGCGAACTTGTTAGACCTAATCACTTGTCTATTAACAATTCCTTGCTTCTTTATAAGATGATGTGTAGTATCTAAACTATTCATCCTTTTAGATACTACATTCCACCCTGATCCACATCCAATTGTCATTGGAGTGACCCTAGGTCTTTTTAAGGACCTTTGTCGATTTGCCCTGTTCTTCGCCTCTAACTTTGGACAACGACTTTTCGTATGTCCTAGTTCGTGACAATACCTACACTCTGTATTCTTAAGAACAATACAAGTCTTAATGCTATGCGCACATTCTGACTTTGATTTGCCCAAATTCTTACAAAATGCACAGAATAGAGCTTTCACCGCGTGTTTAGGAACACGTGATTTGATAGAAGTAACACGTTGGTGTTGATAAGCCATAATTAAATTTTGATTTGAAACTTGTAATAACTTTAATAGTTGTTGATTGCTGTTTAATGATTATACATTATATTATTCATTAATATTCAATTTTTTTTAGATTTTCTTTGTACAAAGCTTTGAATATATCTCTTTGATTAGAGTTAGGGTTAGGGTATTATAAATCTAAAAAAAATTGAAGTTTTTTTACAATAATATACTATTATTATTCTATACTATCAAATAGTTTAACTATATCACAAATTATACTTAACACACGCTATGAGTCTACAAACTAATGTTGACACTTTTATCAACTGGATTAAACGGTCTGGTTTAGATGTAAAACCACATCAATTATCTGGTATTCGTTGGTGCTTGTCTCGTGAACATAACAACAAACCTTTACATCTTACATCTACATCACATTTTGATATTGATGATACTAATAAGGGTGAATATATTCCTCCTATTGCTGGAGGAATATTAGGCGATGAAATGGGATTAGGTAAAACCATTCTTATGATTGGTGCTATTATTGCTAATCCTAAAAAAAGCACTCTTATTGTTCTTCCTAATTGTCTTGTTAAGCAATGGACTAACGTTCTTAATAAATTGCTTACTGATGACTTTCCTATTCCTCTTGTCTATCACGGTAGTAAGGTTAAATCCCCTACTATTCTTAAACAAATAGAGAATAATCCTATTGTCATCACAACCTATGGTATGATTAGCTGTCGTCAATCCAAAATGGTTAAAAAAAAAATTAATCACTATAAATGCCCTTTATGGAATTTTGAATGGGATCGTATTATATTTGATGAAGCACATCATTTGCGTAATCGCTACACTAACATTCATAAAGGGGCTAAATTACTTAATAGTAATATCAAATGGTTTGTCACTGGAACTCCTATACAAAATCATAACTCTGATATGTATGCTTTATTATCATTACTTGATTATACGCAATTCTTACACTTCGGTGAAATTGAACGAATAAATGCTATTAGCAACGTCTATTTACGACGAACCAAAAAATCTATTAAAAACAATATTGTTAATTGTGAGTTTCAGGAAATTCCTGTTCATTACAAAAATCAATCTGAAAAAAGACTTGCTACACATATTCATTCATTGTGTAATTTTAGCACTATCACGGTCAATAATGTTGATAATATTATTAACATTTTAGATGGTAAAGGTGTATTCCCTATTTATTCTGCTGCTAGACAAGTATGCGTACTTCCTAATATGCTTACTAATAAATGGATTGAAAATCAGGTTAACAATATTATTCCGTGGGATATGGCTGTTCCTCAAATCAATTCCTGTTCTAAAATTGATGCTGTTGTTAATACTATCATTCAGAATAAAAATACAGGCAGAAAAATAATCTTCGCACATTATCACGCCGAAATTGACCTTATTTACAATAAATTATTTAATGCCGGTATTTCTGTCTCTAAATACGATGGGCGTATTTCTAATAAAAAAAGACATTTCACTGTCACCTCCACTACCGGTTGGTCTGATATCTTCATTTATCATAAAAACTGGTCTAATAATATTATTGATAAAGCTGATACTATCAAAATGTTAGTTGATCAATTTATAGCCCCTACTGTTTTGATTATTCAAATTCAGAGTGGTTGTGAAGGTCTCAATTTACAACATTTCAATGAAGTGTATTTCACTAGTCCGCACTGGAATCCTGCCGTTGAAATGCAAGCCATTGCTCGTGTTCATCGTATTGGACAAACTAAACCTGTTCGTGTATATCGGTTTATTACTCAATTTGATGATGATGATGATACTGATAATCCTATTAGTATTGACCAGTATGCATTAAAGGTTCAAGATGTCAAAAGATCTGTTATTAACGAATATAATAGCTATGCTACCCAATGTTAATTATCACTACTATACTCCAGTTGGCGGAGTCAAACAAATTTTTTTATATATATTCTTCTAATATATATTTCATATATTTATTCCCTTCATCCAATGTTCTAAAACGCATCACATAATTATATTTACTATTTTGTAATGGAAAGGAAAATACATAATCATTATATATCGAATCCCACAATAATGATATGTCTACATTATTCTTTGTATATGACCATAACAATAAATCTGTATCTTTTAAATGTCTATTATATTCTTCATAACCTCTATTTATTATTTTCCTTTCTGTAGATGCAAACATATTAGTAATAATATAAACCTAATTTTTATATTATTTTTTTTAATCTTTACTTTCAACAACACCAATATTTTCTTTAGTTTCACCATCAGTTTTTTGTCCTTCTCCAGTTTTTCCTTCTCCAGTTGTTTTTCCTTCTCCAGTTTTTCCTTCTTCAGCAAATGGATTGTTATCGCCGGAATTGCCTGATGCTTTGGGATTTCCTTCCATAAGAGCATTAGGACTTCCTAATTTTTCTTTCCATATTTTTTTAGTATAGTATCTATTTAATATTGTATATAAATATAAATCATCGATTTTCTCTATCTTCTTCTTTTTGTTGAAAAATTTTTTCAAATATCTTACTTTATCACCAACTTTTACATTTTCGTTCTTTTGTTTGTCATCGTATATAAAAAATCTCAAATCTCTAGTTGGATCATTACCGTCTTTTGTTAATAACCCTTCGTTTGTTAAAATTTTTTCATAATATTTGGTCAACTTTTCCCAACTATTCTTAAATATTGTTACGATCTTCTCTTTATTAAATTCTGCCTTCTCTTTATTCACGAATGTTACGATTTTAACAATATCAATATCTGGTTGTTCTACCCACTCCCACTGCCTTTTTTTATCTTTTTTCTTTTCCTTCAACTCTTCACATATTTTTTTTCCTTGACCTTCACAAGAACCACTATTACATTCAACAGATAAAATTCCAGAGTTCTTTGTTTCATTTTCTGTAATTGGATTTAATACATAGCTTATTTGTAGTTCTTTATCATTCATAATAAAATTACTAAATTTTTTATATTTGTATTCACCTTGAACATTTTTGTATCCATCTAAAAATGTTTCTTTACTTTCTCTAAAACCATATTTTATTATAAATGATTTTAATATAGAGCTATTCTTTGGAAACACCGTCAATAATCTATTTATAAACATATGTATACTACTTTCATACGTTCCTCGTTCAATAAAATTTTTTAACATCATATCCTTTGTTTCTTTGGATATACCAACACTACTACGAACAAATGTATAATCAAATGCCCAATTTACATAATTTATACAATCCTGCCATCCTCCAAACATTTGTCCCATATTTCCGTTTGAATTATTGCTGTCAGGCGCGGCTATCACATACTCCCCTTTATCTAATCCCATATTTTTCAATTCAATAGATTCATAATCTTCAATTATACCTGAACTATCGTTTATAAAAAATAATAATTGTAAATGTTCGTAATATTTGTTCTCATATAAATATTTTAAACACAAATACCACCATAATTGAGCTATATTTAATTGTTTGTTTTCTCTTGCTGTTCCATATTTCTTTATATATTTATTCGGTAAGTCGCCATTTATATAACGACGCCATCCAAAACCATACCACTTGTCATTTATTTCTAAACTTTTTCCCCAAAAAGATAATAATTTCTCATACGCTATTTGTATATACCCTTCTCCTTTTTTATTAGATAAATAATTCAGTAAATACACAACAAAATCTAATTCTGATTGAGTGTATTGATAATCATATTTATAGATGGGGTTTTCTAATATATTTTTATATTTGTCACCATGTTTAACCATAAATATTAATTGTACTGCGTTTTTAATTAATTTTGTAAATTCATCTGATCCTTTTTCCTTCTTAATAATATCTCCAGTTCTAGGCGCATCCATCATTAGCTGATAAAAATTTTTATAAAATATAATAAGTTCCACATCATTATTACTACTATCTTTCCAGGTAGAATATTTTTGCCATACATGATTTCCCTCCACTTTCCCCCAATTTTTTCTCTTCCACTCTTCTTCAAATTTTAAAAAACCCAAATCAAAAACTGTATCTTTTATCGATCTTGAAACTTTATTTAATGTATTCGTATTCTTATCATAAAGTTGCGCAATTATATTACTATTATTAACACAATACTGTTGAAAATCTTCATTCATTTCTTTTTCACCATTTTTAAATATTTTTATAAAATTATTTATTTTAAAATTATGTATATTTCTACAAGCACCTTCATAATCTATTTTCCAGCGGTCTTTTTCGTCTACCATACCCCACATAATGTTCTTCAACTTAACTAGAACATTATTCGTATTTAATTGTTTTTTCTTGTTTATCGTTTCTGTTGGTCTATGAACCATTATCCAGTCATCTTCCTTCATTATGTCATCATTATTAATATCATCATTAATATCATAATCATTTTTATTTGAAGTTATAATCGTTTTATAAAATACTTTTAATTTTTCTAGTTCCTCTATACAACTTTCATAAGTATCCCAATTAACACCCTCTTTGACAGTATAATTTTTAGATAATATGTCAAAGTTCTTATATAAATACGCATCTTCTTCGTCTGTTTTTTTTAAATTATTGTAAAATTTTTTTATAATGTTATGTGCTTTATTAATTGTTAGGTTCCTTGCATTAAGTTGTTTAATATAATATGGACTTCCAATATAAAATAAAACAATTGGATTTTCATCACTGTTCATAATTTTTTTATTATCGTTTATAACTTCTTCATTTTCATTTATAACAAAATTATCATTACACTTTTTTATCATATTATCGTGTTCTTTTCTATAATCATCTATTTTTTCTTTAATTTCTAAAAATTTTTCATATAATTTTATATGTTTAATCATTTCATTATTCTTTTCAATTAAACCACTATCTACTTCAATTAATTTTGCAACCTCCTTAATCTTTGTCAATAATTTTTTATCTTTTTCTTTAATTTTTTCAGTAATATAGTTATTTGTTTTTTTCATCCATAATAATGGTGAATCTTGAATATATTGAAAATTATCATAATACTGGTTTATTAATTTTTTTAATGTAGGCACCTTACCTTTTCTTTCATTTGTAATACGAGTTTTTAATAGTATATTATTTTGTTTTAAATATTTTTTTTTATAGAATGTTGTTACATATTCCATAATATATTCATCATCGTCATTATTATATACATAATAATCTGACTTCTCCTCTCGTGAAATACTCCTGCCCACTTTAGATAAGTTGCTAGTATAATTTAATAATCTTATTTTGATTTTTTGTCTTTGTTTTCCTTTTATCTCCAGTCCTTTCTTTATATTATTAATATATATAGTTTTTAGTCTGGTGTCTTTCTTAACATCTTTTTTCTTCTTCTTTCCTTCAATAAAGGTTGGCATAGAAAACTTTTTAGTTAAATATACAGGATATTTTACTTCATATGCTTCAACTGTTTTGGTGTCATTGGATAAAGATGCAATATATCCTAATTCCCAATCATTGTCTATATTTATACATATTAAACCATAATTTTCAGAAACAGCTTTTAATTTTTTACTATAATCAGAATCATTAAAATTTTCAAAGACCTCAATACCTGGATTATATATTCTAATATCAGTATGATGAAATCTTATTTTTTTTTCTTCTTCTTCTTGTTTTTCTTTTTCATCTTCTTCTTCTTCTTCTTCTTTATTTTTGAAACCATCACCAGTGACAGAGGCTTGTTCATATGCTTCATTTACTTTTTGTATAATTGCATCAATATTGTCTTTCTCCAGTGTTGATTCTACATTTTTTTTGGCTGATTCATTTAAAAAAACAGTGTGAATTTTTAATGTATATATTTCTGTATCTACAATTCTAGTTGGATACTTACTATTTTCTTTGCCGTTGCAGATATCTTTAATATCAGGAAATTTATAGGTATTAATATTAATATTAATTTTGCCAGTCTCTTCTTCATATTCCTTTGTCGATTTTTTGAAATTTATTTCATCAAGTTTTTTTGGTTCTTTATTAATAAACATTTTTATATCATAGTAAACAGGAATGGAATCAAACTTAAATATTTGAAATATTCTTGCAAACATCAATTTTATACATCTTCTTTCTTTATCAATCGATTGAATTTCAGTTGTTATAAAATCAGGTATTACAATATCCTCCTCATCAGTTGGATTAGAAAACCATTTACCCATAAAAATTTTATACTTTAAATATCTTTTTATTAATGTTTCTATATTTTTCATATAATCATTAAGAGTTAATATATTATCATATAATTCTTTTCCTATTACAACATTATTAATTAATAAAGTATTATTTGTTTTACTTTGTAGATAATCTTTAAAAACAAATTTAGTTTGATCACTATCTATATTATCGTTATTACAAAGAGGATATTTTTTATTTTTAAAATAATTAGTTATTGTATTCAAAATATTTTTTTTTATTTTCTTACTATTTATATCTTTTTTTAAGGTATCTCTACTTATTTTTCCTTTTTTTATCGTAAAAGAAAACAATATTTCCATGTCACCCTTTTTGTCTCTTATCGCATCTTGAGGTGTTGGATTGTATTTTCCTTGTGGTGCTGCAAATCTACCCAATGGAAGTACTACATTATTCTCTTTATAAAATATAATAGTATTTTCTGCTTTTGTTTCTGGTATTTTTTTAAAAACAACCATATAAACATTTCCCAAATAATAATGTTCTTCTTCAAAGTCCCCACTACAAACTTTATTTAGCCCAAGATCATTTTGTTTATCTCTGGTTAGTTCCTTAAATTCAGGAAAACCGACCCAATATTTATTGCTCTTATAGTAATTGAATCTATTTAATGTATATTGTGCTATTAAATCATCAAAAAAATCATCATTATCATTGTCTGCCATATATATTAATAAATTATTATATTTATGTAATTAATAATTTATTAAAACTATGATTCCTATATAAATATAATTTTACTATTGTTAGATGTATTTAAAAAAAATTGAAATAAAATAAATGTCCAAAGAAGTAAATTATTTTAAATGAGTATAATTTGCAACCTTAAAAACAGCAAAAACCAAGAAAATAAAATGAGTTTAAGTAGACCAGTAAATAGTATGATATCATATCGCACTTGCTTTAGTAGTGTTAGTCATCACGGTTATAAATTGGATATGTTGAAGAGTGGAATGCAAAAGTATTTAAGGAGAAGAGAATTTGAAAAGATGACTTGGTGTGTATTAGAGATATTTAAGTTTGAATTATGGGCAAAGGATGATAAAGAGAGAAAGATGTGCCAAGGAATTATAAGTAATTTGTTGAATAGAATTATTGTAATGATGGATGAAGAATTACTGTTTTGTGAAGTTCAAAATTATTTATTATTAAGAAAATTTATTGAAAAGTTTGAAGATGATAGGAAAAATGGAGGTAAGTTTTTAGTATTAATATGTAGAACTCTGACAAATAGTAGATTGTTAAGACGAGCTAGTGATATTAGAGCATTTTGGGATTTTAGAATTAGGTTTGGTACTGTAAAAGATGTTGAATTGAGTGATGAAGAGTATTTCGATAAATTTGTTGAATGTTTTGAAAGAAAAGATGATGAATGTTTTAAATGGATGTTTAAAATATTTAATGGGAATAAGACAGGAGATAAGGTAAGATTTAGAAGAAAACAAAATATTTATATGATTTGGGAGTATTTATTTAGTAGAGAAAATGTTAAAGGAAATGGAAGATATAAGGAACTTTTGGAATATAAATTGCGGGAATTTCATAAATTGAATAGAGGAGAGAGATTTATGTTTTTGGTAAATAGTATTGATTTAGTTATGAAATGTGATGGTAAAGAAACTATTTTTATAAATGTGCATATTTCGCAAATTTGTCAAGAGTTGAGTAGATATGAACAAGATTTTGTGGAAATGTATAAAAAGAATATGGAATATTTGGCAATTGATGATTATGCAATAGATATGCACACCAGTATGGGTCGCAAAATGGGAAAAAATAGAAAGGATTTTGCATTGGAAGGTTGTGTTGTTGTAAATGAAGATGCGGAATTTTTAGTAAAAGAGTGGAGAGATATTTATATAAAAGAGAAATTGGATAATCCAGTAAGAAGTAAGAAGAAGAGATGGGAAGGAAAGAAGAAAGTTGAGGAAAAGAAAGAAACAGTTGAAGAAGAAGTTGCGGAAATTCTGCTGACCTTAAATCCAAAATCAGAAAAAAAAGAAGTTAAAATTAGTAGAGCAGACATTAGAAAAGAAAAATATAAAAGAATTAAAAAGATGAGAGGAAAGCCTAATTTTGATGATTTGGAAAAAGATTTGGAATTTATAGATGGAAAAAAAATTGATGCTAATTATATAAAATTGTGTAGTGATACGACTTGTGGAAATAAAGTTATGTGTTTTCGATTCCAAACAATGGCTTATTGTGATGTTCCAAATACTATTTGGAAAGAATCCAGAAAAAGTATGAATTATAATAGAGATTATTGTGTGTTAGATGAGTGTAAAGAAATATTTGGATTAAAGAAAATCAGAATGAAAAGAGTGTTAAGTAATTTTAGAATTGAAAAAATCGATAAAGATAAAAAAAGTTGGAAAAATAATTGGAAAAAGGTTTATACTGAAAATGAAAAAGTAGTATATTGTGTTATGGATTGTATATATCCAGGTGTTGAAATTGGTAAGGTAAAAGAAATGTTAAAAGATAGAAAAATATTAAAAGAGTTTGTTAAAATTGGTGTGTTTCGAGGTATTTTTAGAGTAAGTGATTTTAATGGAAGAAATGTATTGATAAATGAAATAAGAAATGAAATTAAATTGGTAAGTATAGATGAAGGGGATATTGGAAAAAGAGTAGATATTTTGGGTGGTAATGGAAAGCACAAATGGTTGATTAAAGCGCTGAATAAAGATAAGACAATTATTAATGAAATCATTAATGAATTAAATACTGTTTCAGCATTATATGTTATAAATAAAATGAAAAAGTATAAATTTGGTGATGATTTATGTAGGGAAGTAATAAAGAATTGGAATAATTTGCGTAAAGATTTGGAGAGTGAAGGTGTAGACTTTGATTAATAATTTTATATAAAATTGAATTAAATTAAATATATATAAGTTTTTTAATTATAATGTCACAAACCATGTCTCAACCAAACGAATATGATTCAATAGATGAAATAGATGAGTTAGATGAATTAGAGCAGCAAGAAATGTTAGAGTTTAAAAAGAGAAATGAAGCTGAAACTAAAAAAACTTGCCTACAACTACAAAATTTATTTCATATGGCTATGCTAATGAACTTTCTTCACCTCTTGAATACAAAAGAAAAAATGATGGATTACTTAAATACAAGAGGAGATAAAGAATGGACAAGCGATTATATATGGACTTTGGCTGATATGAATAAAATTAATTGGGTAAAAGATTCTGATGACCCGACCCCATATGAAAAATATAAAGAAAATATGAACCAAGCATTAGCAAAAATTTTACACCCCTAATTTTGTTCCATAAATTATCAAAATAATATATAATTTTTTTATATATCATTAAATATTATATTATGTGTTTTACTGAAAATCAATCATATATAAATACAATTTTACTAATTGGCAGTGGGTTATATTTATTGCCTAATTATAGACTTTCTATTTCATTAATATTTTTAGCTATTAAAGATTTAATACAAGGTTTAACATATTATAATTTAAGAAATAATCTAGATACTGATTTTTTGACCACTTTATCTTGGATTCATATATCTTTTCAACCTTTAATTGTAAATTTATTTCTATCCCATTTTGATAAAAAATTTATATATTGGAATTTTATATTTTTAATCAGCGTATTATATGCTTTTTATTCTTTAACTAAATTAAAGAAATTTGATATTCAGAATGATGGAAATTGTAAACCTAGTACATTTCTAAATGATCATTGTTCACAAAAAACAAAAAGTTATATAGGAAAACATCATATAGGCTATAAATTTAAAACTGACAGCACTATTAAATATATGAAATATTTTTGGCCGTTTATTATGTTTATTCCTTCTTTATTTACAAAAAGTCGTTTATTAGGTATTGGTTGGTTTATTTTTGTATCATTTATTTATTTATTTTTTTATAATGTCGGATCTGGAGAACAAGCAGCAATTTGGTGTTTTGTATCCATAATTTATGCGTTACCTATTGCTTTATTTCACAAATATATACAAAAAATATTAAATTAAAATAATATAAAAAGAATTTATTTATATTTTTTTATAATGTCGGAAAGTTATCGCGTATGCGCAGTATTTACTCTTAAAGATCAACATAGTAAAGACCGTTTTATTACTTTTTGTAATGGTGAAAACGGTTTAAGTGTCACCAGAGCATTTGATGGTTGTCAATCCCTTGAAATGTATGAAACACATGAAAATCCTAATAAAATTGTTATTTGGCAAAGATGGGAAAGTAAAGAAAAACAAGAAGCATATATTAAACACCGTCACGATGATGGTTCTTTTGATTTTTTGGGAGAATTAGTTGCCTGTCCACCAGAAATTAATCCTATTAAAGAATTGGTTATGAAAACCGATGAAGAAAAAGTAAAAGATATTGTTAATGATATGTGTAATGTAGATTACAAGGTTGGAATGAAACATATGCACGATGATTGCGTATTTATTCGTCCATCTGGTAATCCTTTAAACAAAAAAGGATGGGAAGAAATGATGACTAATGATGATGTAAAGGTTGAATCTAATGAACTTGTTAGTGTAAATAAATTGAGCATTTGTGGTTGTTGTGCATACGTATGTTATACTCAACACGGTAAATTTACTTATAAAGGTACTGAAAACGATGATATTGCTGTATTTACTTGTGTTATGAGAAAAGTTGATGGTAAATGGATGGTTGTTCAAGGACAACGTTCAACAGGTAGAAATCCAAGCGAAGCTATGCCATCATTCGATTAAATAAATTGAATTAAATAAAATATAATTTTTTAATTCAATACAATGGCTTTTAAAACACAATTAATGTGCTTCAGTTATAGTTGTTCTACTCAATCAGAAGAATTAACTCAACGTGTAAAATATAGCAATAAAATATTACTTCCACCTAGTGTTTTACATCAATTAAATGACAATGATAATATTCCTGATGATATATTATTTTTCAAAATTATAAATGATAAAAATCAATTCCATCAAATATGTGGTATACAAGAATTTTCAGCACCACCAGGTGTTGTTTATATACCTTATCACGTTATGGAAGGATTAGGTATTGAACAAGGTGATACTGTAACTATTGAATTAACTTCTCCACCTGATGGTTCATATATTAAATTACAACCACATAAAACTGAATTTATTAATTTATATGACCCAAAAGCTATATTAGAAAAAGTATTAAGTAAAGATTATCCTGTTGTTACTGAAGGACATAGCATTGCTGTATATTATAAAGAATTAGATAGAGTGTTTTATATTGATATTGTAAAAACTGAACCAGCATCTGTTATTAAAATTATTAATGTTGATGTTAATGTTGATTTCGCACAACCTTTGGATTATGTACCTCCTCCTCCTGTAATTAAATATGATAAAGAAAAATTTCCTGGAAAAGGATATACATTGGGTAATAAATAATATAATCATACTTCCACATATTCAGGATGACTCTGTTCTACCTTTCTTTGATAACTTAATTTATATGCACAATATGATATTGCTATTATATATAAAACTATACCAGACACAAATACTACTGTTTCTAATGTATTCATATAATTATTATTAAAAATAATATTTAACTTTTTTTTAAATATTATTTATTCCAATTCTTATCAACATAATAACCAGCATAAGCTATGCCAAACACATATAAAAATAATCCTATTTGAAACAACATTATTATATATTATTAAATAATATTTAACCTTTTTTTAAATATTATTTTGTTAGCCCGACCTGGGACTTGAACCCAGAACCCCCTGATTAGAAGTCAGATGCGCTATCCGATTGCGCCAGTCGGGCAATAAATACAGTATCCGGTAATCGAAACCGGGGCAATTGCTTGGAAGGCAACTATGTTACCACTACACCAATACTGTCAAAGTGGAGAATGCAGGCATCGATCCTGCTGCCTCACGCATGCAAAGCGTGCGCTCTACCATATGAGCTAATTCCCCTTATAAAAAATTGAAATGTTTTATTTTTTATTTTTTAACGCAAACTACAATATGGGTAATGTATGTGCCTCTACTAGAAATAAAGAATGTTTATATTCTGCCAAAGAACCTCAAGAAATAACAAATGCTTTTAATAATTGTGTCACATATCGTAAATGTGAATTTACTAAATCTAAATTAAAAAAACAAAAAAGAAAATATACACGTAAATTATTAGCTATTGAAGAAAAATTAAACGATTATTAGTGTTTCAAAGCCACCATCCGGATTTGAACCGGAGACCTTGAGCTTACTAAACTCACGCTCTACCAACTGAGCTATAGCGGCAAAATTTAAGTGCCAGGTGTGGGATTCGAACCCACGCCTCCGAAGAGACTCGATCTTAAGTCGAGCGCGTTAGACCAACTCCGCCAACCGGGCTTGATGACAATTTTTTACAACCCACTTTGCTCAATGCGGGGTTCGAACCCGCGACCTTGGGCTCATAAGACCCATGCTCTACCAACTGAGCTAACCGAGCTTTATTGTCACACATATTAACTTACTTATCTTTATTTATATTGGTTTTTTATATATTTTAATTTAAAATCTTTTTATTATTAATATATAATTATGACTACTGTTATAGATAATATAGAATTCCAAGATTCTCACGATTGTGGTATTTGTTATGAACAAGTCTTTTTAAATAAAAAATTTCGTAAATGTAAAACTTGTAATACTTTATTTCATTCTCATTGTATTTCTACTTGGTGGAAAAAAAATAATGATAATAATAAAGTTTGTCCTTACTGTCAAAGTCGTAATACTATTAAAAAGAAAAAACCTATTAATTCTAAATCCAATCTTATCACTTGTTGCTTTTGTTAATTAATAATATTAATTACTAATTAACACCTATTTACGTCTTTTTTTTGACCTTTTACGGCGCTTATTCTTTCGTGCCTTTTTTTTAGTTCTTTTTTTTCTCCCGCCACTACTAGATCCAGTAGTTATTACACCTGATGTTCTTACTGGTCCTGCTGGTTTTAGGTTAAAACCAGTTCTTACTGTACTATTTAACGAAGGCACTGTTAATTCTTTTTCTATCATACCATAATATTTTTTTTTTATCTTATCCATAATTTCTTTTTTTGTTACTGGATTATTTTTATCTTCTTCACTCCATATAAATTCAAAATAATCTTCGATATTTTTTTTTGCTTTTTCTTTATCTTGGTCTTTTCTTCTAGGTATTAATTCACTTTTTAATTTACTACTAACAGTTAAACCACTTTTTACTGTAATTTTTTCTTTTCCATTAACATTTTCAACAACATAACTAATTTTCTCCAATTTTGATGCCTCAATTGAATAATAAAATCTATACAAATATTTTGAAAATTTTATTAACGTTAGCATTACATCATCTTTTGTTAAAGAGACCTTTGTCAAATGACTATCTATATGATGAATCATATCTGCCAAATTTTCTATTGCTGAACATAAATACATTTTTTTGATAATTTCTTTCGAGAATTGCTTTTTCTTTTCTATTTTATGCTTTATAAATGGAACTCCTTTTTTCATTTGTGTTTCTAATATTACTATATTACAAGCACTAGAAGTATAATATGCTTCACTAGACCAGTAATTTGCTATATTACTTTTTTTAAATAATTCTGCTCCTGTTTTATTATATGTTTCATCACCTAGAGTATATATATATTTTTGAACCGGTTGTTGCGCTTCATATTGTTTTTTATAATCCATTATTAATTTTTTATTTTTTTTAATTTTATCATTATTAGTTATTTTTAATTGATTATATAAATTTGTTATTTCTTCCTTACTATTCTTGTCAAGTTTTTCAAATGCTTTTTTCAAATCATAATTTTTTTTTAAATCTTCATTCTCTATCAATATTTCCACTTTTTTAATATAATATTTTATTTTTGGATAACCAGTAGTTAACGTTAACGCTAACGTTTTATCTGCCTCATATAATTTTAAAAATGCAAATTGTAATTCCATATCTATTTCAAAATCATTACTAGGAACAAATGTAAAATTTTTATTATCATATTCTAAATAATAACTTTGGCTTTTCAAATTAGGATTTATGAAAGCGTCTTTTTTTGATGCTGTAACATTTAAACATTCTGGTTGAGTATATAAATGTAATGGTGAACTATATAAATTCGTATCAAAAGCATATGGCAATGTAACTCCATATAAATATATAAACTTTTTAAACATTTTCCACATAACATCATTTGAAGTAGAACCTTTTATAGTTAAATCATAATCTGATGTTATATTTGTGCTACCCATCGCCATGTATTCATTATAACATTGTTCGTTCTTACCTTTTTCTTCTTGCACTATTTTGCAAAATAATCGATGTATTATCAATTTTCTTAATGAACCTAGATTTTCTAATAAACATTCTTGAATGTAGTGATCTGAATTTATATATGATTTTTCAATTTCTTTTGCTTGTGATAATGATGCTTTTGTGTATAAATTATTTATGCTTTTAATTGTTCGTATTTTATGTCTGACTCTTGTCATAACTGCTTTTAAAGCTTTAATCTTTGGATTAATATCATGGTCTGATTCTTCAAAGTGTATATCTGTTTTAATATTCCTAATTATTTCTTTTCTTAATAAATATTCATTACCTTTTGATATTAAATTATGAATATATATATCACATAATTTTTCCCACCCTATGTATAGATAATCTTTTAAATTATCTTTAGTTATACTAATATAATCGGTAATCTTTATTTTATCATCTGTACATTTTTCATTTTTTTTTCCATTATCACTCATTATATATATTATTAATAAAATTTAAAAATTATTTTGCCTATTAATATTATGTATATAATTAAAGATATATGGTTACATATAAAAGAATATTTGTTTCATAATATAACAAAACACGGTAAACATTTAAAAGATGATAAATATATTAAATGTTATAATAATGTAGTTAATAAACTACCAAGATATATTCCTTGGAATCAAGGATATGGTCCATTTATAGTATATCAATCTGCTACTAGAAAACGAGATAGATGTGTAAAATTTATGTATAAAATGGTTTATAAGAATATGAATTATAATATAGTAACTTATATGTTACATCCTACAGATTATGTTAGTAGTCAATTTCATTATGTTGGTGCTATGTCTCACGAACTAATAGAAAATGAATATTATAACATTTTTCAAAATTAAATACATATAGGAGCATACACCATCATAAATAAACAAAATATAGGAAATACTAATAAAGTCAGTAATAATATTTTAAAAGGAATAAAAGTCATAAAATGTAAACAACAAAAACTACATTCTTTATTTTTTTTCTCCAATAAATCATAATTTTCTTTATATGTAACAAATACATTATCATAAATATCAACGGCTGATTCCGGTAAATAATCAAAATATACAGATTCAAATTCATTATCTAGATTCATTAAAAATTCAATAGCTAAACAATCCATAACAACATCTTCTACCAAATCACTGTGATATATAATCCATATGTTAGCTCCATATACAAATAAATTAAATCCAAATTCTTGAAACGTGTCTATCATAGTCCAAGTATCAGTATGTGGAATCATTTTATTTAATCTTGTTCTATCAGTTAAATTATCCCATAAAAAAAATGACTTCGTAAAATATAAAGCACAAACACCAAACATTATTAATTTATGTCTCCAAGATTTTTCCATTGGACACCATTCTGTTTTTATTTCATAATCATATGATTGTTCTGAAACTAATGCTATATATATAGACCATTGTGCTGCAAATATTACTAATGGTAATAATCCCAATAATGAAAATATATGACTACAATATATTGCATTTTTCTTTTTTAATATTTCATTTTTATATCCTCTTTTTAGATGATACTTAAATAAGGAAAACATACCGAATTTTGGGTCTGCTAATACAATTTCTTTTTTCTCTTCATCACTTAATTCTTTCTTATCTTCTTTTTTTATTTCTATTGATTGTGAATTCGCTCTTAAAAACGATTCATTTGGTGTTTTGCATTCTGGACTGACTTTATAACTATGTTCAGTCCCTATTAATAAATCATCGCGAAATTTCGCTGATATATGTGCCGATAATAATACCACATTATCTTTTATTGTTGATGAACAGGTTTTTTTACTCATATTAAAAATATAATTAGAATTCTATTTAATTATATTTTTTTATTTATTTGTCCATATCTATTTTGTCTAATTCAGTTAATGTATGTATTACATCAAATACCTCCTTGCTTCGTGATATATTCATAAATTTTTCTTTATGATTTTTTCCACAATTTTTGTGACCTTCTCTTGTTATAAAACCCTCCATTTTTCTATTTACCTGAAATGATTCTTTAATATTTCCAAAGTAATCATATTTATCTGGTTCAACCAACGCTTTTATCCTATTTATTTCTGGTTTTGTATTTGCTAATATATCAATATTATAATCTTTATATTTTCCGTATCCAGCCTTCTCACCCTCATTAATTATAGATATTATTGTTTGGGAAACAGTGCCTTTTATTTGATATGCATCATCAAATATTTTTTTATATGCCGATATGTATTGTTCATTTTCTGTTAAATCTTGATTTTCCTTCGATATATCTATATCTTCATCTTTCATTCTTCGTTTTACATTATATTTATATGGATTAAATGGTCTTCCTGTCATTGGTTTTAATAAACTATTATATATATTATCATTCGGTTTTTTCTCATATTTTCCTGTAAATTTAAATAAATTAAAACCAGCATCTGGTGTTTTATTTGTTGTTAAATCTGGATTTTTATTATATTTTTTTATTAATACCTTACAATATCCAGGTTCATATGCTCTATTTCCTGTCCAAGCTATATATTTTGATTTATTTCCAATCCCCAATTTTTTACATTGTTCTAATGTTGTATTCATATGATCTATGTATTGTCCCTTTTTTAAATCTTTGCCCGTGTTATCATATGTATAATCATTTACATATTCCCATATTTTATTTGTTGTTGGGTTAGCATTTTTTTGAAATAGTTTATATTTTGGTTCATTATTATATTTTGGATTTAAAACATAACATTTACCATTATCATCTGTTACCATATATCTTGATTTTTCTTGCATCAATGCTTCTTTACAACGATCTGACCGTCTGAAAACGTCACCCGTATATTCAAAAAACTTATTTAAATCTTGTATCTCATTATAATCATCTGTTATCTTTTCAATATTTGGTAAATTACTTGGTAATAATCTATTTTTTAATGCATTTTTTAAATCTTCTTTCGCTTTTTTTATCCTTTCTTTTTTCGCTTTATCTTCTTCATCTTTTAATGCTAGACTTGTTATACTTTTCTCTTTTTCTAAAAATTTTAATTCTTCTTCTTTTATAGTGCATTCATTTTCGCATTTTTCTTTTAATTCATCATTACATTCTTCTCCTTCTTTTAATTTTTTAATCAAAGTTTTACATTCTTCTTCATTGTTTTCTTCTTCTCTTTTTTTCCTCATATACTCTTCATATGACATTTCACTATTTTGATTCTGTTCCCATCTTCTTTTTCTTTGTTCTTCTGCTTCTTTTTTTGGTAATTCTAAAGGTCTGTTCCAATCAAATATTGGACTATAACCAAAGAAAAATCCCTCTTTATTTTTTTTTAATACATTATATAAATTATATACTATTATACATATTAATATTACAAATAAATATATCTTATGCAAAGTTCTCATATATTAAATAATTATATAATTAAAAAATTGATATAAAATAAATCTGTTATATTTAATTAGAATTATGGCATCTACAGTTTTTCATAATAATACAGTTAATCTTAATGATACTTGGTATGAGTCTCACGCTCATCTCATTCGTATGGTTGCTCTTGATTTAGGTAAAGAAGATCAAATTGAACATCTTATTGAAAAATTTCTAGGTAAAAAACATAAAGTTAAAAAACAAAAAAATCCACATTTACCTAAAAAACCAAAGTCTGCTTACTTTATTTATTGTGATAATTTTAGACCACAATTGATTGAAAAATTTAAACAAAAAAATCCTGATAAAAAAATTAATATTGGTGATATTGCAAAAACATTAGGTAAAGGTTGGAAAAACCTTAAAAGTAAAACTAAATATGAAAAATTAGCTGATAAAGATAAAGTTAGATATGAAGAAGAAATGCAAAAATATAAACAAACTTATGGTTAATATTAAATCTAATATATTAATAAATTTAATATATTAAATTATTCTACAAATATTATATATTAATGAGCAATGATCAACAATTAAGTCAATTAAAAAATAATTTTTTTTCTGTTGATGAAGACGAAGTTAAGCATATTACTAATAATTTAACCACACATTCAACTGACATCAAAGAAGATTTTTTAAATTTTAATAATATTTTACCTTCCAATTCTTTTTTAGGTATTAATTTTAAAAATCCAAAAGATACTAATTCTGTTATTCCTCCTAATAAAGGTAAAATTAAACGTGATTGGAACGATAACGTTATGCAATATCAACAAAAACCTGATAGTGATGATGAAGTTGATGAAAGAACTAATAATGCACTTATTGAATTAGCCAATGAAAGAACTGGACAAAATGATAAAAATGCTCCTGATTGGCTACAACCTAATAGAAGAACTGACCTTGATTTACAACCTAATCAATTAAAAAATCGTATCATTGTTACTCAATTAAGTATTGATACCAAATTTAGAAAAGACTATTTTAATACTCAATCTACTGACTTTGTTATTGATTTAACTACTTCTCTTAAAAATGTCATTTCTATGCGTCTTGCTAGTTTAGAAATACCCAATATTTCTCACGTTATCAGTGCTAATTTAGGCACCAATGCTTTCACATTTACTAAAAATAATGTATCTCATTCTATTACTGTTCCTTCTGGTAATTATGAATACTGGCTTTTAGCATCTAAACTTAATGCCGCCACTTCTCAAAATGGTGGTAATTTAAACGCTTTAGGGGCTACTGTTAGTATTGATGCCACTAGTTTAAGAACTACTATTAAATCTAATGATAATACCAATATTAATCTTGATTTCGGTAATCCCGTCAATCCTCACGCACCCCCTATGAGAACTTTAGGTTGGTTATTAGGATTCCGCAATAGAAAATATGAAGGTCATACTGAATATACTAGCGAAGGCGCTGTTGATATGGCTGGTAGTAAATATTTCTTTCTCTCTATTAATGATTTTAATCAATCTGTTCACGATGTTGTCACTGCTGTTTACGAAAATTCATTTATGAGAAATAATATCATCGCTCGTATTCCTATGCGTGAAGGTAAAGGGGTTGTTCTTTTCGATGATTGCACTGATAAAATTACTAAAAAAAGACATTACTTTGGACCTGTTAATATTAATAAATTACATATTAAAGTTATTGATGAATTTGGTATGCCTATCGATCTTTTAGCTGCCGATTATTCCCTTGCATTAGAATTTCAAATTTTATATGAAAAATAATATTATATGGATTCTTCTAATAATATTATTTGCAATTCCTTATATAATATTTATTACCCCCCTATCACTAATAAATATACTTACTATTTAGAATCTCTTTCTCCTACTGATTTACATTTATGGTATAACTGTTTTGATTGTTCTAATAATAATATTTCTATTAATTATTTTTACTATACTCAAATCATTGTTCAATTATATAAAGCTATATTTGGTAATTTTAATCTTGTTGGTAAACCTTTCTCTTATGATAAACTTAAATTAGGTAATTTTTATTTATATTATCTACAATTTTTATCCAACGGTATATTTAGACATCCTTACGCGTTTCAACCTTTTCAAACTAACAAATCAATTAAAAATACTATTAATCATAGTTTAGAACATTTAATGCATAAATTTCATGATCCTGAATTTATTATTAATATATTAAAATCTAATTTTATTGATAATAAAAAAATTAATATTAATAATGGTGATTCATTACAATTTGAAATTACAATTGCTTCTCCAAAATTAAATTATAGCATAAAAGTACCATCTTCTACTTGGATTATTACTATTCCTATTTTAGCAAAATAATTATATAAAAAATATTTTCTGTATTTTTATTATAATATGGCAACCGTACAAATTCCTATTCTTTTTGAAGCTGATACTAGTGATACACCTTTACAATTATTTGGAGAAGCAGCTCCTACTGATTTCTTTAATCATCATACTGAATTTACCATTGCAAAAAGTGCAAATTTAGCAGCATCAGATCTTGCTTGTTTTGAAGTTGGTGATTCTGCTGATAATAGCACTGATGCTATATTTTATTGTTCTACTAAAGCGGCATTAGACGAAGCTTGTGATAAAATTGCTAATGCTATTATTGCTGGTACTTTAACACAAACTGACCCAACCAACAAAAAAGTTCCTATTGGCGGAAAAGCAACTGAAACTTTTTTTACTGATAATATAGGAACTGGCACGTTAGGTGCACAAATGGCAAAAATTGCTGCCATTCATTTAGTTGGTCATCCTTTGGCTCAAGCTATATTTACTAATGAACAAGCAATCCAAACACAATTATTAACTGTTACAGAGACTGCTAGTAATGCTTCTACTAATAATAGTAAATATGCTAGTGCATTAGCAGCACAATTAGGTAAAGCATTAGGCGGAAAAGCTGCTACCAACGAATTCGCTACTGGTTCTGGTACTAGTGGTTATGATGCCGAGGTCGGTGTTGCAAAAAATACTGCAACTGCTAATCCTCAATTGAAATCTATTTTTGAACAACTTATGAACGTTGCTGGTCGTTCTAATGATATTGCCGCCGCCAAAGAAGTTTCTGATACACATACTGCTGTTGCCGCTCTTCCATTTAAAACTGATGATACCTTAACTTTTTATATTCGTGGTAAAATTAAACTTGCTGTTGAAACCGCTGTTATGGGTGGCAATGGTAATGTTAAACTTGTAAATCACCTTGGTACTGAAATTGAGCACGATGATGACTTTGCAACTGGTAACGCATCTACTGCAGCTGTGTTGGGAACTACATTCCCAGGAGCTGGTCAAACATCTTTTAAAGCAAATTGCTTTAATTGGATGGGACACGGAGACAATACTGAATTTAATGCTTCTGTAACTGATTTAACAGCCACTGATGTTTTAGATTGTCATACTATGAAAATCACTATCACTTTAAATTAAATTCTTTTTTTCTGCGTTATATAATTTCTATTTTATAATTATATAATGCCAACTATTCAAGTTCCTATTTTATTCGATGTTGATAATTTAGACGCTCCACTTACTATTTTTGGAGAACAAGGTGTTAATTTCTTTCATCACCATACTGAATTCACTATTGCAAAATCTGCTAACGGCTTAACCGTTAATGATATGAAAACTATACACGTAGGTGATAGTGCCGACGATACACCTAATAATATATTTTATTGTACTAGTAGAAAAAATTTAGACACTTTATGCGACAAAATTGCTGATTCTATTATTCAAGGTGCGTTAGTTAATACTAACTTTGCTACTAAAAATGTTCCTATTGGTGGTAATCAAAGTAGAACTGTTTTTAATCAAACTATGGGTAATGGTAATTTAGGTGAACAAATGGCCAAAATTGCTTGTATTCATTTAGTAGGACATCCTTTAGCACAAGCTTTATTTACCAATGAACAAGAAATTACCGATGCTTTATTAGAACAACCTCATACCGCTACTACTAATGGCGGCGATGCTTTTCAATCATTTAATGATGATGCCACTTCTAAATATACTAAATCTGATACCACTCAAGTAACTTATACTGCTAATTTTTATCATACCAAATTAGCCCAACAATTGGGTAAACTATTAGGCGGTCGTGCTTCTGGAACTGCTCAAAATTTAAATGTTTCTTCTACTACAAATCAGGGTGTTGCCAAATCAACTGGAAGAGCCAATCCTCAAATTAAAGCAATATTTGAACAACTTATGAATATTACTGGTAGGTCTAATGGTATTGCTACTGCCAAAGAAGTTGACGGCAATGCCGCTAATACAACTACTGCCGCTCTTCCATTTGAAGATGGTGATGTTCTTGTATTTTATATTCGTGGTAAAATTAGATTACAAGTCGAAGCAGCTGTAATGGGTGCTGGTGCTGTTACGCTTAAAGATGGTGCCGGAAATGTTGTTGCTAATAATTCTGATTTTGCTACTGGAAATTCTAGTAGTGTATCTACTATTTCTTCTTCATTTCCTGGAACTGCTACGAATGATTATGAAACTGGAAAATTTAATTGGATGGGAAATTCCGGTAAAGTGAATCCTGTCTTTAATGAAAAAGTAACTAATCTTACTGCTGGTGATGTTTTAGACTGTCATACAATGAGAATCTCTGTCGAGTTGCAAGGTTAATTAATTATTTTTAATTCATAATAATATTAATATATATTAATATGAGTCAAAATTATTTTAGTGGATTTGGTAACAATTCTATGTTTGGTAAACATACAGAATCTATTTCTTCTAGTGATAGAACACAAAGAATTAAAAATAAACAAATTTTTATGAATAGAAAAAATACTAGAAATGCTACTTTTTATAATAATAATACTAAAGATTTAGCCAAAATTAATAGTTATAACGATATGTATGATTTATTTAAAGGCTTCAAAAGATGTAAATTTGAAAATAAAACAGATATTAATAATCAAAATTGCTTTAATGTATGGCTTAATGAAGATGTTGACCCTATGAAAAAAATGACTTTAGATCACTGGTATATTTCTAAAATTGATTTTTCTGTTAATCCTCCTACTGATACTGGTATCTTAAATCAAATGTCTAATTACTTTTTTCCATATGTTTCTACTAATCAAAAAGTACCTATATTTAATCACCATTCTTACTTTGATGAAAATAATACAAAAGGTATTACTGTTCATGCAAAACATTTTAAAAGAGGATTTCCTATATCAAAATATTCATAAATTTTTAACATATAAATATATTTTGTATATTTATATATGGTAAAAAAGATAGCTTTGCTTGTTGGTTTAAATTATCCAGGTGATACTACTTATATGCTTAATGCTTCTTATAACGATGTTCTTCTTGTTCAAAAACACCTTGTTGATAATGAAGGGTTTAGAAATGAAGATATACTTATTTTAACTGATAAAAATCCACAAGATACTACTTATTATGCTACTTTCTATAACATTGTTACACGTATTAAAGAAATTATCGAACTCGCAAAATCTGATGACCTAATATTCTTTTATTTTACCGGTCACGGTTGTCAAATTAATGATAATAATGGTGATGAAAATGATTCTAAAGATGAATGTTTTGTTCCTGCTGATCATAATAAAAATATTATTACTGATGATTTAATATTCGATTTATTTTCTAAAGCCAATTGTTCTATTTTGTCTATGTTTGATTGTTGTAATTCTGGTAGTATCAGTGATTTGAAATATAAATTCTCTCTTAATCCATATACACTTACTAATAATCTTTCTATTAATGATGAAAGTAAAGATATTGTTTGTTTATCTTCTTCTTGTGATTCAAAAGATTCATATGAACAAGTTCTACCTACTGCATTAGGTAAAGTTAAATGGTTTAGTATTTATACATATAATATTATTAGACATTTGTCTACTAATCAAGAAAGTTTTGATACTCTTATGGATTATTGTCACAGAGATGATATTCTTAAAAATTCTTGTATTTCATTTTCTAATCTTAAACTCAAAAAATCTATAATGTTTGAACGTTTTGATATTGAAGATTTGGAAAATGATGTTAAAGATATTAATGATAACATTATACTTCGTGGTAAAATGAATGATGTTATTAAGATTAATAAAAAATTAAAAAAAGATGTTATTAAACTCAATAATACCATTACCAAATATGAAACTGCTTTACGTATTCGTAGCGGTGGTAATCTAAATTCATTTAGTCAATTATTATATCAAATTAAATAATTTGTTATATATATAATTTTTTTAAATATATATATATTAATTATGCCAAGAAGACATTCATCTATGGCTATTTTACAACCCGCATCTACTAAAACATTGACTAATACTAGAATACAAGCTAATAATTTAGATCAGGAATCTGTTGTTTTTCACGAATTATCTGAACTTGTTAATAATGTTGTGCAAACTCAATATGTAGATAATTATCAAGCGGGTGATGTCACTTCTATTGAAGCAGCGCAACAATATGATATAACATTCGGTAAAGAATTAGAAGAAAAATTGCAAGCTTTTGCCGGATATACTGCCGCTCCAGGATTAAGCTCCATCAAAGTTCAACAACTTGCTAATTCTACACTTACTACTGTACAAAATGCTAGACAAGCTTTCGATGTTGTTAATAATTCTACTCAAGTTAAACAACAACTTGAAACTATTAGAGAACAATATACTACTCTTGAAACTAAAGCTATTGATGCCGGACTTATCCAAGGTAAACGTTTCAGTGCTGGTATTCAAACTGAACTTGAAGCTAATGTTAGTCTTGACCTTCGTTATATTTATTATATTAAACAACACGGACCTCCTCCTAATGGTGTTTTTGACCCCGTTAAATTAGCTGAATTCAAGTGGGTTGATGCCTCCGGTAATCCTCTTACTGACCAAAATTACGTGCAATATACTGGTTTGGGTCTTTCTGTCCCTGTTACCGATACTGATGATGCTGCTAGACAATATGAAGAATTTTGGAGTGTATAAACATCGTTCAATTCTTTTTTTTTATCTATTTATTATTATTAATATGAATAATAATAAAACCAATTCTAAAACTGCTTCTAAAATTAAAAAATTAGCTATGTTTCTTGAAAAAAATCTTCTTTTAGAAGAAAAAAAAAATATCATTACTAAATTTAATAATAATAATAATAAACCTGCTGGTATATCTAGTTATGCCAATTTCGATGATAGTTCTCAACTAAATTGGATTAATTCATTGCGTTCCTAGTAATTTTTTTAATCTATTAATTTCCTGTCTCAAATTTATATTTTCCTCTTTTAATTCTATTATCATCTCCTTTTTCATTTTCTTTTTATTAAACCATTTATCACCCTTCTTTATAAACGGACCTATTCCATTAAATGTATTAGGATTATCATTTATAACATATAATATATATTCCAATGATTCCTCTGTAAAACTATGAAAATCTATTCTATTCACTAATTCTTTTAATGTTAAACCTATATTATTTTGAATGAAATTATCTAATTTATAAAACATTTCGTCCTTCATATTTTCTATGTTTTCTATTATATCTTTTTTCACTTTGTTTCCTACCATATATTTTTTCATTGTTAAATTTCTATATCATTTTTTTTATTTTCAATTTTTAAAACTATTTAAACTTATTAAATGTCATATTATTAATGACTGATAACTCTAATAATTCTATTACTTATTTTCATTCTTCTGCTCATTTTCCTAACCAAGCGTTTGGACAAATTACTGATGATATTGACCCTTTTCCCCCCCCTTTTATTAATAATAATAATGATAATAGTAACAATCTTGTTATTAGAATACCCGGAACTGGTTCTACTCCTTCTCCTTCCTCTGGTCTCGACATTTCTGGTCTCGACATTTCCGGACAATCTATTCTTATTGATAATTCTAATAATAATGTTGATACTGATTCTGATAATGAAAATACTAGAGTAAGACCTGTAAATAATAATACTATGTGTTGTGTATGTTTAACTAGACATTCTCAAACTGCTATGGTTCTTACCCCCTGTAAACACGATGTATGTAACAAATGTTTTTTTAGATGGATTAAAATTAATCCTAATTGTCCTTATTGTAGAAACAATTTCACTAGTTGGGAAAATATGACTGATGATGACATCAACGATGAATTATATGCTGTTACTCATCTATTTGAAACTGTTACTATTCAACATAATAAATTAGTTAAAAAAAATAATAGACTTCAAAAAGATAATACTAAAATTTTAATTGATAATCAAACTCTTATCAATAAAAACAAAAAATTATTTGAAAGTAATATACGCCTTAATAAATTAATTGATTATTCTAAAGGTTATTATCATTCTCTTATTGATGGTTATAAATCACATATTATATCTAATTATTACAATAATAATCCTTTTCTTGTTAAACTTTTTGTTGAATCAGATCATTCTCATTTAGATCAACATAAATTAGGTTATCAAAATGGTTATAATTGTGGTTATAAAGATTTTAGTGATTTTATTACTTCTAAAAAGAAAAAATTTAAAACTTGTTCTTCTCAAACTTCTCTTATTAATACTGATGATGAAAAAGATTCTACCGATGAATGGTCTTCTCTTTCTCCATTGTCTTCTTCCTCTTCTTCTATGGATCTCGATTTATAATTTATTTTAATTTTTTAATAATTTTAATTTTTCATAGGCTTCTTTATGTGTACAATATTTCATCATTTTAAAAAATGCTATCACTAATGATTTATATATTCTTCCTTTTGGTTGCATTATATGTGCTACTTTCAATTTCCCCGGAAATGCTTCTGTTACCATATCACTTATATATTTTACAAATCTATATGAAAAATTTTTTGGTGTTGCTCCCTCTAGTCTAACTAATGATGCTACCTGGTCATTTCCATAACGATTTGATATTGATAAACACTTCAATATTATTATCATTACATATTCTATCGCTTTTCCGTAATCTACTCCTGCCGGTTGTATATTTTCAACATCAAAATATACTACACCTAATCCCATATCTTTATTATCTAATGCTTTTATCCAAGTTCCATATAATTCTTCTAATTCTCTTTCTCTCGATTCATTTGTAGATACTGACATACTCATATATATATATTAAACTTTGATTTATTTTTTTATATATTATCTTACAATTTCTAAATATTCTTTTTCTATTTCTACTATTTCACTTTCTATTATATTTTTTATTTTTTTATTTTCCTTCTTTTCTAACCAATATTTTGTATTATTATATAATTTATTATTTATATTTATCCAATCTAATAATTCTTCTACATTTTTTTCCACCTGCCAATCTCCATAATATATTTTTTCTTTTTCTTTATCAACCCACGCTATTCTTATCATTTTATTTCTTATTTTTTTATGTTTAAATCATTTTTATTTTACTACAATGGCTACTGGAACTACGGTTTGAGGAATTTCATAAGACACACTTGCTATTGGGTAAATACGAGGCTCCGGTTTGCAATCTTTTTTAAGAACACATATTATTAAAACCAGTATAACTATAATAAATCCACACATAAAACCAGTTAAAAAATCAATCATACAAATTTTCTATTTTTTTGTATTTATATCATTTTTTTTATTTGAAAACTTTTCACTTAACTTCTGTAAGTCATTATAGATATTATCTACGCTTTTATTTGCATTTTTAAAAAATAAAGGAACTATATCTCCAAATGTCCCTCCTGCTTTCATTAATCCCAAAACTTCATATTTATATTGATCTGTTGTTGTATCTCTTGCTGGAGAACCTAATTGTTTACACGTTTCAAATACATATTCTATCAATTTTAATGTATCTTCTCCACTAAATGCATTATTTCTTATCATTTGAGAAAATAATACTATATCCATTGATTCTGTTATTTCTATATGTAATTTACTATTCTTTCTTACTAATCCCAATAATTTGTCCCTTATTTCTACATATAGCCTTTCTAACCAATCAAAATCTGGCGGACTACTATTTGTCTTTTCTTTTAATACATCAAACCAAGCCTTTTCCATTTGTTCTTTTATTTGACCTTCTATTTTTTTCATATTTTTTTCAAATTTAGCTGATTCTGCCATTTTATTAATACATTATTTTTTTTTTATGTGATTTATTTATATGAATTGTGTTAAAAATATGATATATAACAATAATACTAAAAAGGTTTTTCCTATCATACCTAATTCTAACTCTAATATTAATACTCCCATTAAGCCTATTAAATCTTCTTCTTATAAATCTTTTTTCAATTCTAAATATGCTATTCATCCTAAAAAAAAATTCATTGTAGAAAGAAGTCGTCTTTCTATCAGTAGAAATACTAACCTTTCTATTAATACATCTATCGCTCAATATCATCCCTAATTTTTTTTTTAACATCTTTATATATGTTCTTTTATTTATGGTATGAATGTCAATTTAATAAATATTATTATTCTATTATAAATTGTTTAAATTATAATCATAAACAAAAACATAATACTTCTTTATATATTGATAATGACGATGATTGGGATAAAGTATAAATATTAAATATATACAAATTATATATGTCTAATATTGAAAATTTTAAAAACAAATTTAACAATCATAAAAAAAACAATATCACTCATTTTCAACGTCTACAAAAAGAAAATGATTTAATTAATGAAAATAATCGTATTAATAATGAAATCTCTCAACAAAATAATAATATCGTTCTCAAAAATAATGAAGATCAAAAAAATAATGAACAAGAACTCCTCAAAACACAACAAGAAAAAGAACTTCAACTTAAACTTGAAAAATGGATTTTAGAAGAAAATAAAGGTGAAGATGAATTATTAAAACATTTAAATAGTTCTCCTGAACAATTTCAATACGTTGACTCTATGTTTTTCAATAGTAATATGAATCGTTTATTTAATTTACAAAAAATTCAACGTGAACAAAGAAAAAATCAATATATTAAATCTTATCAAAATAGAAATACTGTTAAGAATAATAATCCTATTTCCCGTTTTTCTATGAAATTATTTTAATGACGGTCTCAACTTATATTCCCATTCATTAAATCGTTTATCTATTTTTATAAACTCATTTAATTTTTTTTTTATTATTTCTTTAAACATTGGAATTGTATATTCTACTCCACTTTCATAAACTGTACTTTTCTTTAAAAACCATTTATTTTCATATAAATATTTAAATATTTCTATTGCTTCTATTATCTTATCCTCCTGCTCTTCTTTCATTTCTAGATTATTTAATAATTCTCTTAATTTTACATAAACTATTTTCGATCTTGCTAATCTCGTTGATATTCGTGTTCTTTTGTATATATCTAAATTTTCTCTCTTTTTTTCTGTCAATTTCTCTTTTATTATATCTTTTTTTGTAAATATCATTCTACATTGAGGACATTTCGCATAATTCATTAGTTTATTATCAATATATCCTACAAAAAATATTCCCTTATATAGCCATTTATTTATACATCTATTACAATATTTATGATTACATTTTTTCAATTTTACACTATTCTTTATTTCTTTTAAACATATTGAACAACATTCCATAATTTATATATTATTTATTATATTAAATAAATCTATTTAAAACTATTTCTTTTATTTATCTAATGCCTTATATATTAAAGCTTCAAATTCTTAATGATGATTTAATTCCTCTTTATCAAGAGCAAATTGATAAAAATAATCTTAAAAATAAAAATAATCCACATCCTGATTCTGGATTCGATGTATTTTTCCCTCAAGATGTTTCTTTTGAAATTCCTAGTAAAGATAATCCTACTCCTCCTAGAACTTTACTCGTTGACCTCGGTATTAAATGTGCCGCATATGAAGTTCATAATTTTGATCAGTCTCAATTGGATTTACTCTCTCCTGATTTAGCTAGACCTTATTATCTTCATCCCCGTTCTAGTATATATAAAACTAATTTCCGTCTTTCCAATTGTGCTGGTATTATTGATTCTGGATATAGAGGACAACTCAAAGCTCCTATTGATTTTCACGTTTTTCATTATAATAATAGTAAAAATGATAAACTTGATTCTGCGGCTATGGCTGAACTCTTTACTATCAAAAAAGGACAAAGACTTTTACAAATTTGTATGCCTAATCTTTCTCCTTTTAAAGTTTACATTGTAGACAAATTAGATAATACTATTCGTGGTGAAGGTGGATTTGGTTCTACTGGTAAATAATATATATTTGAAACCTATTTAAATATATATTTCTTTTTTTATTAAATGGCTCTAGTACAAGACCGTAAATGTGTAAAACCTGTTTTTTCTGATGCTCGTTGTAATATTATTGATAAACAACGTTCTCTTATTGAACTATATCAATCCATTTATTATAATTCTAATAACGATCAACTTGATTGGGATGAATCTAAACTTCCTTACCTTCCTAATAATGGTAATAGTAAAGATTTTATACATCAAAAAAAAGCTGAATCTTTTAAAAATACACTATATCAATCCATTGGTTGGGAATTATTAACTGACCCTCAATCTAATCGTCGTTATTTTAAGCATCCTTATTCAACACTTGAATATCCAGTTGGTTGGAAATATTTTGGTAAATATAAAGTTATGATTCCTCAATATATTCCTGAATCTGATTCTCATCTATCTTCTACTAATAAAAAACCTAATGATAAATTCTCTCTTCCATGGTATTTTTCTGAACTAACTTATGATTTAAAAGGTAATACCTACGATTTCTCTGATTATGATTCTTCTCGTAAAGGTAAACGAGAAAATAAAAAACTACTATATAGAAGTAAAGTTTATGAACGTAAAAAACAATATAATAACAATAATCAATAATTACTTTGTATCAATTAATATCTAATTTATACAAAGTTCAAAGTTTTAAAAAAATTGATTTCATTTTTGGACTCATTATGTATATTATTATCAACAATAAGCACTATAACATAATAATGCCTGTTGTTTACGTATTGTTATTAAAAAATTCTAAAAGATATGTTGGTTATACTAATAACTATAAAAAAAGGATGGAAAAACATTTTTCGGGTAAAGGTTCGCAGGTTACTCGAAAATATCCTCCTGTTAAAGTTGAGCGTATTATACCCTGTTATAATAAAGCTTATGGGTTAACTGTTGAGAATACTATTACTCAACAATTAATGCAAAAGCACGGGGTTAATATGGTCAGAGGAGGTTCTTGGACTAATTCCAATACCTTTTAACAGGCTATTTCCTTTATAATATCAACGAATTTTTTTTATTTAAAGTCAAAGTATAAAAAAAATTGAAAAAAAAATTTAATTTTTTTTATATAATTATTAAACCGTACTACTATGGATAATTTAAATCTACTCGCTAACACTACTGTTGCTATGCTAAAAAAAGACCCTATCGAAGTACCTACTAATCAGGTATTATGTAATAGTCCTACCGACATCCTTAAAACACTTGATACTTACGGTGTTGCTGTTATTGCATTACAATGTGATAATAAGAAACTTCTTAAAGCTATTAAGGATACAAAGTTCTATAATACTGCTAATGCTATATTTAAAGATGAATTTAAGGTTCCTGAACCTACGATGGAAGAAAAATTAAATCCTAAAAAATATAAAAAGCGCAAAGCAGGTGATGATGCACAAGGTATGTTACATCAATATGGAACTCCTATTCATTCCTTAATTCAAAGTAATCCTACTTTCAGGAATACTATGAAAACCCTATATGGTAACGACCTTAAATATTTGCCTAATAGATTAAGGAAATGTACCAAATTTAAAAACGAACCTAAATCACTCCATATTGAAGCTCACGAACTATTTAAGGTAGAAGATGGCACTATCAAATTAATACCAGGTGAAATCGCTACTATCGTCGGCCTAACTGGAACTAGACGATTTGGATTTTGGGATATGAAAGATGCTGACCTTAAACCACTTAAGGAATATCACGAAAAACACGGCAGCGAATTTACTCTAATCGACCCTAACTATATGCATCAGCATTACCCTAATAGAAGACGTATGATTAATATTGACTGCACTAAACAACCACACCTTATTATGTGGCGAGAATCTAACCCTCACGAAATATCTCACTCTCCTAGCCTATCTATATTCTTAAGTCCTGTTACACAATTTAACAATACTAAAATTAAAAAGGTCACATCCTATCAACCTGTAGAATACCTAGGACTAACATACCATCAAAGTAACCTGCTAGGTCTATGCTATAATATGGGTGGGTTCGAATGGCCAAGTGGTAAAAAATGTTATCAATTTTGCCACCACAGAGCATATAAACATTTTATACCTAAAATTAAACCCTACTATACCGACGGTTCCGGTAAATTTAAAATGAAGCTCATTAAAAACGGAACTATCGATCAACATACACCTGAATATCAAGCTAAATTAAGACAGCTAGGAATTGTTCTTCCCAAAGTGGCATTCTATCCTACTACTCCTAATTTTGTTGTCGATATTACAAAACTACCTATCACTATATTAAAAGACTACGGATTTATACCTACTATAAACAATACTAAAAATACTACTAAAAATAAACCTATTTCCGCTGGTCATTTACATTAAACCCTCTACCTAACCCTACCTCCCCGTTCCCGTTGATTTGGAACATTTTTTTTTATCATTTTTTTTACTTTGTACAAAGAAATCTATAAAAAATTGAAATTTTTTCTTTCTCCTTGTAATTCAATTATTAACAAATAAGTTTAAGTTCTTTAAAGCTACACAACAAATAAACAAAAACAAACTATGAATCAACAAATGCGTAAACAATTCTATCCTAAAGAAAGCTACAATAATCGTGCTTTCTGTGAACAGCGTTGGGATGAAGATAATAACATCTACATCAACGATAGCGCTAACTGGAATATTGCTCTAGGCAATGGTAAACGCCTTAATCGCAAATGGCGTAAGTGCAATGGACTCGCTTATGTTCGTAATCAATATGGTGAACACAAAGCTATCTATAATGAAAATTTTGATACTGAATTGCAAAAAGCTAGGTATGATACTTCATTACAACCTGACGGTGATGAAGACTTCTACACTACACGACTACAGCAACAACGCCTACACGATAAGGAAATTGCTTACATTAGAACCGGTAAATGGGAGCAATACTAATTTTACCACACAGTGAAAATGGGGATTATGGGAGTCAAGATGTTAATCACAGTAATATGCGATGGTTGGGGCATATTACAATAAAGTCCGTTGGCACGACGTTAAACTGCATCTCCTGTATCGCAAGGTTAGGCTTCCGCGGAGCCGAACTGCTAGATATGGATGCCCATATAAGACCCAACAGAGGCATTGGATGCCGCATATGCTTACTGGTGTAAGATGCGAAGAAGCCTCTGGCTTGTCCTACTATACGAGGTCCTGGAATATGACGTAAAACTGTTCAGTTGAACTGGTGTTTGCTGGCATAGAGACCAGCCGGGCTGACTCCCCATCACCAGACCCAAAAGGGAAGCTCTACGTTCTTTTACAACCCTAGTCAGGTTGGCGTAGAGAGATGACAGAATAGAGAAATTCAATTTTCTAATTTTCTAATTACTCATCTAATACATCTCTATTCAACTCTATTTCACATTCTAGACACATCTTTAATGGTATCGAACCATATACATATCCAGGATTTAATGTACATATTCCCTCTTTATTGCAAAACGGACATTTTTCAAATTTAATTTCTTCTTTATCTTCCTCTTCTTCCAATAATATATCGTCTTTTATACAAAAATAACAACTTTTTTTATTTCCCATTTTATATATATACTATTATGTCTGAAAAAAATGAAAAAAAACCTATGAGTTTTTCCAAATTTCTTACTCAATTTAATGTAGTTGGTTTAGCTATCGGTATCATTATGGGTAGTGGGGCTGAAGAAATCGCTAATAAAGTTATTGAAAATATTGTTATGCCATTCATTCATCCTATATTAGTTAAAATCACTGGCGAATCTGGACAAGGCACTAAATGGAATTTATGGGGAGGTAAAGATGAAGGTGGTGTCACTATTGATTTCGAACCTGTCATTGAAATTTTTATTAAATTCTCTGTATTGTGTGCACTTATTTATTTATTATTAAGAAGCGGTGCTAAAATGCAACTTCCTACTAAAAATGTTAATCTTGTTAGTATTTCTAGCGCTGTTAAAAAAAGTGTTGGCATTTAATTAATTGTTTTAGCAATATCTTATTAATAAAACCATTTAAATATTTTAAATTATTCATTTATATATGAATAATTTAATTACTCTTCCCGAAGCTTATAATCCTCTTCATCCCAAAAACGATACTCTACACGCTTTCAGATGGGTCTTCTTACCTATAACTGATTACCATCCTTTCGATTGGATTCTTGATGGTTGGGATTTTGTTGATACACAATGTTCCCCTCACGGTTACATTTATCGTCTCATCAAACCTAACTTTCAGTTCCCTACTCTCAAAAATATCACTTCCGAAAAATATATGGTTAATCTATTAACTGAAAGTAAAAACAAAGACTCATTTGATGATAGTAGTGATAGTTATTCGTCTTCTGATTCTTCCATATCTGAACATATTTCTATTGATCCTCTTCAAGATAACCCCCTTCCTTCTCCTCTTGTTTTTAAAAATACTAATAATAATGAAACTCCTCCTATGAAAATTAACAATTCTAATGCTACTACTTTCTATAGTGCCGTTCATTTTTAATTTTTTTCCCCTCTATTATTAATGAATACTATTATTAATAATATCATTAATAAATTTAATCCTCGTAAATTGTTTATTGCCGCTATTATTATTGTTGTCGTTGATTATTTTGCTCTACAACTATTTCTAGGTCCTCTCTTTAAACAATTCATTCCTAATATTCAAAATAAACCTATGAAAATTAAATTCATACCTGCTGCTATTTCCTATTTCTTTATTGTATTTGCTTTCTATTATTTCATCATTGCTAATAATGCTTCCATTCTTGATGCTTTCCTGTTAGGACTCTCCATTTATGGTGTTTATGAAGCTACCAATATGGCTATCTTTGATAACTGGCCTATTAAAGCACTCATCGCTGATACTTTATGGGGTGGTTCTCTATTCGCTATTTCTGCTTTCATTTTTCAAACTTTTACTCAAATTTCTAATAAATTTTTCCCCTAATATTTTGACATTAATACAAAATGTCCTGATATATTTTTCTCTTCTCCCCATCTATCTATATAATTCTTACAATATCTCTTTACATCTCTCTCTGATTTCCCTTTATTGTAATCTCCATATCTTTTCTCTTTTATTCTCATAAATATTTTATGATTTCCTGTTGATAAATATAATATTCCTATTATATCATTTGATATATATTCATTTCCTGGCTTTATCCTTCTACTATATCCAGGTATCACCACATCCCACGGGTCATTGTCTGCTTTATTTATATATTCTATTATTTCCCCATTATTTATCACTCCGTACTCATACCACCCATCTCTATCTTCTATCACTATCTTTACTCCTCCTTTTTTCATTACTTTTAATAATTTTTCTATTTTTATATAATTCTTTTTTGACATATATATATTAAATTCATTATTATTTAATATATATTTAATCTTGTTTTTCTTCTTTATTTACTATTGATAATAATTCTACCAAGTTCTTATATTCTTCGTCCGTCAATTTCTCCTTCACGTCAAATAATTGATTCATTAGTTCACTCAACTCTTTTCCTTTTATTTTTACTACTTTATCTTCTTCTTCTTCTATAATAATATCATTTCTCTTTTCTACTAACATATTCATATAATTCCTTACCAAAGGATATATATTTGATCCTACTCTATAAGCTAATTGGTAAAAAAATATCGTCTCTATCGGTGTCCAATCATCTGGTCCTTTATACGTCATCCATATTAAATATCTCATCATCATTCCTAATAAAAGTGACGTCATTACTGTTGTGTATTGATATGCTGCTAATCTTTGTTCTGCATTTAAATAATATATATGTTTTCCTACCCATCTCTCCATTCTCCTTGTTAATTTCTTACTCTTTCTCTCCGTTGATGATATATAATTAAAAAAATCTTCTTGTGGTATTAATTGACTTATGTTATTCATTTTATTTACTTGTTATTTCTACTTTAAATCATTTTTTTTATCTCTTAAGACCACCAAAACTCATCTGGATTTTCATACGCTTGTGTAACATCTACAACGCCTGCTGGACTACTATTCCCTGTATTTTTAGGTCGTCGTAGTCTTGTTCCGTCATTTCCTTTTGGTATCTTCACTGGTGTCGGTTTTTCTTCTTTTCCCCTCTTCCTCTTCTTCGGTGTACCTCTTCCTCTTTTTTTTCGCGTTCGTTTCCTTCTTCCCCCTTTCTTCGGTGATTTACCTTTTCTTCTTCTTCTTGACCTTGTTGGACTTAATCCAAAACCCTGTCTTGATTTCCCTACTACGTGTGTGTCTGATGTATTTGTTGCCACTAATTGCGCATCTCCTCTCCCCTCATAACCAGGATATGACCTTGCTACATATGTTAATAAATTACCTAATCCCATCGCATGATTTGTTACTCGTTTACATAAACTCTTTGGTCTCTTCCCTTTACACGTTCTTCCTCTACAACATAAACTTATGGAATCTCCTAACCCTAATCCACTTGTTTTCATTCTCTCTCTATTTTCTCTTATTACTCTTTCCGCTGCTTTCACTCTCTTATCTAAATTTGATATTTCTTTTCTTCTTAACGTATAATTCTTTCTTCTATTACCTGATTTTGTTCTTCCTTTTTTTATTGTTCTACTTCTTCCTGGATTTCTTTTTGGCATATATATATATATAATCCAAATAATATAAATAATTAACAAAGAAATTATATATATGAATCATATTGTTTATGAAGGAACTTGTGAATTCTGTGATAAAAATTTTAAAAAACAATCTAATTTACGAAAACATTTAAATCCACAACATAAAAATTATTGCAAATGGGCTTATAAATTTAATCTCTGGCACGAACGCAAAATTAAAGATGAATTTGATATACAAGAAGAAGATATCCAAAAACAAGATATTGATGATAATTATATTAAACAAAGAAATATTGAATTCTTAAATCACCCTATTAATAATAATGATCTTATTGATAAAATTCTTACTCATCAAACCAATATATACAAATTACTTATTGATAATTTTAATAAATAAATAATATAGATACAAAGTTTTTATTTTATTTATAATGTCTGATATTGTTCAAGATTCTTCTAAACCTACATTCTTATATTGGAAGCTCGCTGCCAGAGCACAAACTCCTATGCTTATGTTACACGCCGCAAAAATACCTTATCAATGGGACGAAAATGTACCTAAAAATTGGCCTCAAGACAAAGATAATATGCCATTTGGACAACTTCCTGTATTAAAACACGGTGACCTTGAAATCGCTCAATCTGGAACTATTACTCGTTATTGTGCTAACCTTTCTACACTTTATCCTCAAGATTTAAAAAAACAACTTCTTTCTGATATGCTTATTGAACATTCTAATGACATATTTAATCTTATGAGTAAAGCAAAGTATTCTGGCAACGAAGACCAACAAAAATATCAATGGCATCTCTTTAAAACCGACAAACTTCCTGAAAAACTTAAATGGTTGGAAAAAGGGCTCGCTTCTAATAAATTCTTTTGTGGCGATAAAGTCTCTGCCGGTGATGTTGCCGTCTTTTCCGTTCTTAATCTCGTTGTTGCTGCTGGTCATTCCGATTTCTTTGATAAATTTAAATCTCTTAAAGAACATTACGACCGCGTTTCCAAATTTGGTTCTATCCCTGAATATCTAGCTCAAGGTATTAAACCTTATTTTGTTATTCCACAATAATTATTTATAACATATTATATTTCTATGTTATAAATTAGAATTTTTTTGTTACATAACTTTTTTCTTCTCTAAAAAAATAGAGATTGATTTCAAAAAGGGAGAGAAAAGTAATGCTATGTCTATGCTAAAAAACACCAAAAATTTGGACACACTAGAATTTAATTTTTTAATAATCATCCTGGAATATATTTAATAAAGTTGGTCCATTCGTATATAAGTCTTGATAATATGTTGAATCATCTTCCCAATCTTCGCAATTTTTTTTTACATAACGATATTCATCGTCTTTAATTTTAATATATTTATAGTATTTTTTGAGAATCTTCTCTGACTTTTTCTTGTTTTTTTTACCTGCATATCGAAACCATCCATTATTCTTATATATATCATATGCTGTCTTTTTGACATATTTATAATAATAGGTTTCTGCTTGTTCGTTTGATAGTTTTTTATATATTATTGAAGTAGGTTCTTTTGACATCATAAATATATTATTATCATATAGCATGTTATCATCTTCAATTTCTCTTTCAAAATTTAGTATATCTTCTTTCAAAACATAATTTGTAAAATGATTTTTCCATTTGTTATTGTCTGACATTTAAAATATTATTATTTATTATTTTTAAATTAAAATAATAAATGTTATACCAAATTTAAATCTGCTACTATTACACCATCTCTGTCTTCATTTGTTTTCTCACTCATCACTAACCCATTCTTTTTATACATTTCTAATTTCTTTTCTTCTTCTGTTTTATGGTCCTTATCTATTACATTAAATGATTGTAACTCTGTCATATACGCACTCAAAGCCATATTATTCTTTTTTGAATCTTTTGATATAAATAATGCATTATTTAATTTTAACAAAATCAATATTACAAAACTCATATATGCTGTTATTGTTGCACTTCCTGTACTATGAATATATATTGATACCGTCGATATTATTAAATTTATTGCATATAATAAACAAGTTATATGCGAACTATAATAATAATTATCATTTATTTTATGCAAAGCTTTTTCTAATTCTGGTCTCTTTTTTAATACTAAAGGTAAATTATTATCTCCATAATTATCGTCTATGTCCAAGTGTTCTACACACCAATTTTCTCTTTTTAATTCTATCGTATAACATACTGCAAAACTCGCCGTTGATATAAAATTTATTACTAATGATGCTCTGTGTAATCCATCTTCTTTATATAAATTATCTTGTATACTACATACCTTATCATCACACATTTGTGGCACAAATAATACTAACATTGAACCCATTAATACCTTATAACTCTGTAACAAAAATATTAATATTATTTTCATACGCTCTTTCGTATCGATGTCCATCTTCATTTTTTTTATTTTCTTTAAAGTCATTATATAATATATAATTATTTTTTTTTATATATTATATATCTTCATTTATTCCTTCATTTGTTTCTTCACTTTTCAATTCTCCTAATATCACCATTTTTCCACGCTTTCTTATTGCTCTTTTACAACAATTTTTTTTTATTGTTTCTTTTGTATATATTATTATTATCAATAACTCTATTCCTATTATTGCTCCAAATATTCCTATTATCCATTCTAACATTACTCTTGTTGATTCGTCTAATCCATCTCCCAAGCTACTATAATTTCTATTACTATGCACTCCTACATGGCTATGATGATCATTTACATATACTTCTGACATTTATAAATAATATAATTTTTCGTTTATATTATTTATTTATTTCTTTTTCGTCTTCTCTTTCTACTTTTCCTTTTATTCTTTTTTCTCCCTCCTTTCATTGACCTTGCTACTCGTTTCATTATTTCCTTATCTTTCATTTCCTTTTCTAATCTTAAATATTCTTCTTTTAATTCTTTCACATATGAATGTCCTATTTCACAATATGCTTCTATTTGTTCATCTGTCATATTTGAATGCTCTTCTTTTCTTGCTTCTTCCAAGTCTCTCTTACATTCTTTTATCATATCTGTTATCGCTTTCCCTGCTTGTTGCAATCTTGTTCGGTCTAATACATCATTCTTATCCATATATATTATCTAAATAATTTAATATTTTATATCTACTTCTATAATATATGTATGATGTCATTATTGTCGGTGCTGGTATTGCTGGTTTAAATGCCGCTCGATTATTAAATAATAATAATCGTAAAATTTGTATTCTTGAAAAAACTAATCGTATTGGTGGTATGATTCATTCCAAATTTATCAATATTACAAAAAAAAATAAACATAAAATTAAAAATAAAACTATCAAAAATAAATCTTCTAAAAAAAAAGTTAAATTTGAAACTGGTGGCGCTGTTGTCTATAGTTATCAAAAAAATATGACTCAATTAATTGATAAATTTAATATTGATGTTTTTAAATTACCTGTTGATAAAAACGGTAAACATCATAAAGATATTTTTGATGGTAATAGTAAAAAACCATTATCTAAATCACAAATTCAAAGATACTATTCTCTTTTAAAAAAAATATTTAGGTATATGGATATTAAAGGTCCTTCTTATTGTAGAAAATTTACTCTTGAACAAATCGCACTTCAAATTGTCTCTCTTGATGATATTCGTTTTATTGAATTTTGTTATGGTTACTCTGATTTTATTCGTCTATCTAATTCTCTTGTTGCCAAAACTAATATTCAAAATGAATTATTTAACAGTAAAAATATTTTCATTTTTAAAAATGGATATAGTCAAATTCCTAATGCTATTTATAATTCTATTAAAAATGATGTCAAATTAATTAAAAAATGCACTGTTCATAAATTTAAAAAATATAGTAATTATTATAAAGTCTTTACTAATAAATCTTCTTTTAAAACTAAAAAACTTATATTTGCTATACCCAAAGAAGCTCTTGAAAAATTATGCAATTCATTTGATAATGATGAATTACTTTTATTTGATAATGTTCAAGGTGTTAGTTTAAATCGTATATTTGCACAATATGATATGTCTAAAAAACAAAATCAATGGATGAAACAACTTAAATTTAGCACTATTAATAATCCTATTCGTCAAATTATACCTTTACGTAAAAAATTAGGTCTTTTTCAAATTAGTTATTCCGATTGGCATTATGCTGATTTTTGGGGTAACTTATCTAAACAACACACCAAAATTATTCTTAAAAAATTTTTAGAAGATACATTTCATCGCACTATTGATGACCCTATTAAAATTTGGAAATATTATTGGAAAAATGGCACTCACGCCTGGAAACCTAATACTAACGAAAAAAAATTATATAAAAAAATATTACATTTACGCAAAAATCTTTTTATTATTGGCGAGTCTTTTAGTTTAATACAAGGTTGGTGTTCTGGTTCTGTTCAAACTTCAATTGATGTTGCCAAAATTATAAATAAATAAAATTTATAACATAATCATAATTCTATGCTATAAATAAGAAAAAAAAAGGTGCATAACTTTTTTCCTCTCTAAAAAAATACAGTTCCATTTCAAAAAGGGAGAGAAAAGTAATGCTGTGTCTATCGTAAAAACACCCAAAAATATTATACTGAATAATAATTTCTATGTTTCTTATTTTGTTTTATTAATCTTTCCTTTTTTGTTTCTTCTGGATCACAACACTTTCCTACTACTATTGTTACTCCTATAAATACTGATACGTATACTCCAAATACTATCCAAGCCAAAGTATTATCGTCCATTAGATAATAATACTTTATTTGTTTAAATCACTTCTTTATTTATTTTCTCGTCTTTCTTCTTCTCTTCTTTCTTTTTTTTCTTGTTCTTTTTCTCTTTCTCTTTTTTCTTGTTCTTCTTCCTCCTTTCTTCGATGTTCCAAATAAGTTTTCAAAGAATCCCTTTTTCTTTGGTTTTGGTTCAAAATCATCACTTGTATTACTTCCAGGCGCAGAATATCTATATTGTGTTTTTGGTGTTATCAAATAACCGTCTTTTACCTTCTTTATACCTGCTTCTCTTGCTGATTGTGATAATCTTTTAGTTTTACGCAAAGATTTAGATTTCTTCTCTTTTTGTTTTGGACTATATTGCGTTGCTTCAAAAATATTATCAAATGCTTCTTCTTCAGGATCTCTTGATGTATTTGCATTCAACACATCTAACATATCTCTTTCATACTGGTCTATTTTATTATTTTTATATGGATTATATTCTTGATGTAGCTTATTAAATGACTTTGATGTTAATTTATTTTTTTCTTTTTTATGTTGGTTTATTAACGATAGTATTTCTATTTTTACATTATTATGCTCTTTTCTCAAATCATCCAGTAAATAATCTAATTGTTCATATAATATTGTTCGCATTTCTCTATCTATTGATTTATCTTTATTTAATTTTGTTTTTACCTCTTTCTCTAACTTTTTAATACATTCATTACAAGGGTCTTTTTTGAACATATATATATATATAATAACTAAATATTTATTTATTATATTAATTCTTACTTTTGCTTTTTGTTTTACGCACTGTTTTATTTTTCTTTTATAAATTGAATTAATTTTAATATATTTATTAATATTAATTACAAAGTTAAAATGGGTATTGAAACCAAATACGAATATAAATACTATACCGTTATAAATACCAGCGAATGGAGGCAAGGTAATGAAGAATGGTTTGCTGATGGATTTACCTGGGACGCAGCAATAAATTTTATCGAACATAAATTAAAAACAAGCGATGATGAGTCAGTAAGGAAATATAGAGTTGAACATGCTCAATACTGTGATGATATTGAATCTTGGAGACACAGACATATACAACATAAGGAAATGCCAGTTTTTGTTCAGTTTCAACAAGACCAAGAGGTAAAAAGGAACGGAGAAGGTGACTTATTTATTATATATGAAGATGATGAAGTTCATTATAGTGGTGCTGAAGGGTACTATAATGACGAAGTTGAAAATAATTATGGCAGCAGTGATTGTCCTGATGGTCCTTATTACGGCACTACTGATGGTTTGGCTGGTCTTGGTGGTCGTTTATAATTTAAGCATATTTTTTATTTTGTTTTATCATTACTCCAAACCAAATCAAACCAAATACATATAACAAAGAAATCATATAAACAGACACTGGTATTTCTTCATCGGCATATAATTCTATTATACCATAATATCCTAATACAAACACCCTGAAAAAACCATAAAAATACAATTGTATCTTTTGTAATTGTTTTGTTAGTTCTGATTTATCTTTTTTGTTTCCATATTTTTCTTCATCTTTTTTCAAACTATAATAAACCATATAATTGGGTATATTTGATAATTCAGCATAAAAGATTACGTTCGGCCAATGATAAGTTATGGGAGATAATAACATATAAAGATATACAGAAACATGGTGATATATATACATAATTCTCAACAAATCATATTTATTATTTTTTATCATATAATGAATATCAAATAATACATAACCACCTGTATTCAATTGAATAAAAATAGCAGAATGTCTTTTGAAATTGTATGAAAGTAAATATATTAATCCCAACAATACTGTTGTTGAAGCATGAAATACTGCTGTAGAATTTAAAGCAAGTTTTTTATTTTGATAATCTTCAAGTTTATTATTTAATTTATAATAAAAGAATGATGATGGTAAGGTTATGAGTATATTATAGAAAGAATTCATTATTAAATTAAATTAATATTTATTTAAATTAATTTTATTTATCTTCTTCTTCTAGTTCT